CTAATGAAACAGTAGAATCGCATTGGTGGACACATCTACCTAGACGGCTTAGTCTGCCTAAATTAGGGTTAAAGAGAGCAGCATTTCACTTCCTATTACAAGGAGATGGTGTTGCCACTTCCGTTGATGCAATCAAGACATTAAGCCAGTTAACCAGACCTAATGATTCTAATATCTTAGAATCAATGCTGGCTAACACTGCTTGGTATTGGGGCGAATATATGTTTACCCACAATGCTAAGCATATAGAAGACATTTTACAACGAATACATAGTAACAACGCTGATGCATTAGATGCGTCAACTAGAGCAGACTCAATGTTTTCAGCAATGATAGGACGAGCTGTCCCAAAACCGGTAATGCCTGGAGTTTTTACTCAGCTGGAGGGTAAACTCAGGGATTACTATACTATAAACATGAAGTTCGGTAATATTACTATCGACCATATTGCTGATTACGGGTATGTGGCAGGTAGGAACAACGATTTAATATTAAACTCAATGGCTGGCCCATCAGGAGTAGCTCTTATAACGGGTCTTGGTGGTTCATTAATGGCTGGTACCCCTTATTCATCGGTATTTTCAATTAATCCAGCAGTACATCAATACTACAAAGGGCGGTACAGAAAAGCCTATAATTACAATGATCTATGGGCTAATGGTGTAGTTAGTAGGTGGCAAGGATATACTGTTAACTACACACATCCCTTGCGTAACGGTACACATCGAATCTTTGCTGCAAATGATGTAAGTATAGCTATGCCGCCGGTAACACCAGCGACACTGGATATGCCCGTTAGCTACCAACTAGAGTTTATAGAAGAACGGTATAATAGTTTTGGGTCTAGTTTTGAAAGCTTAGCAGACTGTGCAGTAGTTTGTTACTGGACACGAGCCGAGACAGTGTTACAAACACAGCCACTATGGAACGCCAGAGCTGCTAGCTATGACGTAAGAAATGTAAATACGATACGCGGGTTCGTACAAGTACCTATAGATAGTGAGAAGTTCACAGCAAACATACTAACCACATATGATCTCGCATTGGCGGATTTTCAAGTGCAAGAGCTGATCGCCGGTGTACCAATGCCAACCGCTTCAGGCAGTGCAAACTTGTTAGAGCCACCTACAGAAGCGCGCATGGTGGACGTACCGGCGCAGATGGAACACGAGGAGCGGCCGCCGGACGAACAAGACTAGTCAAACGTAGTCTTGCAAGCCTTGATATGGTACCTCTAGGTATCAAGGCTAATGAACGGGAACTAGAGGTAGCTTCTTTTGAAGAGGCGGACTTCCACCTTCTAGATGTTTACCCGGGCATCAATTTAGAAGGTGATGTACATACAAGGTATGATACTGACGTGGTATTTACAAAGTGTGTATACATGGCGCGACTCAACCTAACAGCTGCTTATATCTCTAGACATGAGCCTTTACACGTACAGGGTAGGTCAGTGCTCCTTCGTATTTCAAGGATACAATACGGTCCTGACCTGTTCCCTTACGGTCCAGTCACTAGACAAGAGATCTTACAGTACGTCTTGCACGTTACAAAGAGATCAAGCCAAAACATACCACTGACTAACCTAACTACACTCAAAGCGTGGTTTGATGGGTCAGCTGAACCACCGGTATGTAAGGTATCTAGCAGGCACCTCAGACACATAACCATAAAAGAA